GAAACAAGCTGAGATTTGCCATGACGGGGTGGAATGTTGACGCAAATACGGTCTTTATCCCCCCTTTCAATACCCATGAGCATATTAGCTAGTATGCGGTGGTGTTTACCAACTATAAAGTCAGGCATCATACGCTTACAAAACTCTATAAGGTCATCATACGCTACTTTGTTCGCCTTACGGTTGTGTAATTCATCGACCATACGGTCAATTTCAAGGATCTCTTCGTCAGAAAATGAGTCTAGGTTATTAAGTAGGTGGTCTACATCCACATCCTCAAAGGTTTGTACCTCAGTCATCGTCGAACTCACCCAAAATAGAGTCAACATCCAACGGAGAGTCATCTATAACCGTAGCATCTTCTATTTCTTCTTCAGGGTTTACGATCTTCGCTAGTTTTGCACGGAGTTTTTCTTTGATATCGTCTGTTGTCTGATGAGTTATGGTGACTTCTGACTTCTCTGTGAACAATCCTACATCTGATATCTTGCCTAGAAGCTCCAGTGCACGCATACGGGTCTTGGCATCGGGACTGTCGGACTCAATTATTAGCTTATTAGTTACCAAATGGCGTAGCTGCATAGACGATTCCACTACAGAGTGGTTGAACTCCTTAATGATCGCATTGGCTAGCTTAATGGATGGTGGAGTTAGCGTGGCGGCACGTTTGTGAGTAACTTGTTTTGAGGTTGTGTCGGGGTCTTGTGCATAAGACGTTAGGAGGGTGGCGGCTACTTCCTCGTCTATCGCGTCAGGTGTAGTATCTACACCCTCTTCCTCTAACTTGTTAACTGTATTGTCTAGTGCTTCAACACGATCAGGCAGATCAACGCCTTTTACCTCGTCTGTCAAAGGTATTCCAAGCTCTGGTTCTATATTCATCGCCATAATTTTTCGCAGGTGTAAACCGTATAACTCGTAAAAATAGACTACAAAAAATTTTTTGCAAGGGGTTTCAAAAAGAGGTGGGGGGTGTTTGGAAAACCGAGAATTTTCTAATCGTTCGTGTAAAGTAGTAGTGTACAGCGTACAGCGGAATCCTAAGTACAGAGCCGATGGGTACCCCTCCCGTACCCCTAACAAATCTGCCAATCGGGTAGGTGCCCGAATGGGATTGTACGGCGTGGCAAAGCATTGCCTGACGTGTTATCTAATGCTATTGGTTGTTTATCGGGACAGCAAGACACTGGGTTTTGCGCCGTATAACTTGAAAGGTTATTACTATGACATTTACATTTGACATCAAAGACACGCGCAAAGCTGGTTCAGATATTATCAAGGCCAACAAGCTTGGCTCTGATTTTACTAGCACTGAAGTTGGCGCGTTCTCTGAGGCTTATAAGTTTACGGGTAGTGCATCGGCACGCTATGACCACCTTATATCCTCTAGTGAGACAGCGCTTGGCAAACCCTATGCGCCTAGCATGTTAGTCAGCCCAACAGTCAATAATGTGGCGCTTGGTAGATCCACAAGTAACAAAGCAGACTGGGCAAAACTTCAAAACTTAGCCCGCGCTGTATATTGGACCACCGAACAAAAGCAGTTTTGGAAAGACACTGAGGGTACAGAAGACAGAGACGTTAAAAAAGAACGTTCTGATTTGTCAAATAAGGCATCTAATCTTGTCACCAAAACGTGGTTCAAGGGCATCTTGAATGCGCACAAACGTGCCAACCCCGATCTGTACAAACGTTCGGCATCAACTACTAAAGACGTGCAAACGAAAGTAGTCGAGGGGTTGGACGACATGATCCGCATGGTGCGCGACATAAAAGACAATGACGAAAGCATATACGATGCAGGCGAATTGATCGTAGCATTGCAAGATGCAAAGAAGGAAGCCAACCGCGCAGGCTAACTTGTTAACTACTCTGGCCAGCCCTTCACGGGGTTGGCCATTTTTTTATGTCTAACGATACGATAGTTTACAATCGGGTACATACCCGAATTGAATTTGATACCAGTTCTTAGTTAGCGTTGCGCCTCGTCACATCGACCTAACAAGTTATGATCGGGTAGGTGCCCGAATGCTATTTGATACCAGTTCATAGATAGCGGTGAGCCTCAGTGATAATGTACGCGATAAGTTAATACCAGTTCCTAGATAGCGTTGCGCCTTAGCACGTTATGATAACCATTCGGGCATATGCCCGATTGAAGTTCCACCCGTAAGTTATTGATAAATAAAGAATGTTACAAAGTTACAACTAATGTTACAGTTTTTTAGGGCATAAGTGTTTGATTTTAAAGGAATGTTACAATGTTACAGTTTTTAAGTATAGTATATAGATATTATTAGAGAGGGTGAGAGAGGGTCTTCTGGCCTAGTTCCCCCCACAAAAATCTGGACTTAGGGGTCTGTAACATTGTAACTTTGTAACATTCGTTTGTTATCAATAACTTACAGACCACCACTGTGTAACAATACGTAACATTACACCATATACCACTTTATAATACTTAGTACGATCTCTTGACATAAGGTGTTACATGTGCTATACACAAGATAGGCACTAGCACTGCTCATAACTATTCATCACTACTAACCACTATCAACCATTCGGGCAGCTACCCGATCCAACTTTGAGGTAATCATGACACAAACAGCCAACTGCGTCCTGTGTGACGCGCCATACCCACTACGCCGCAAGACCGAGCTAAACATCAATGTGTGTTTGGACTGTGGCGATGTAAGCGCCGAACAACAGCGCCAATCGTGGTGTGTCGTTCCGCTGCCAAAGCAAGCGTACACACTCGTAACCAGCAAGTCAGACTTGCTACACCTAAACCAGAAGTCACGGTAACGCGTGACCAACTAACCATTCGGGCATCTGCCCGATCAGACAATAGGAGAAAACAATGTCTGCACCTACTATATCATCCGCTGCCATGCTCGTTAAGTTTGGCGTAACCATCCCGACATTCCGCAAGGGTGACCGCACGGCCACTGAGGAAGTCGCCACCAACAACCGCGCCGACAAGATGCGGTTCAACCTAACCAAATCGCTCATCAACAACGATGAGTTCAAAGCACTCAAGACCCATGTCGGTGACGTGCGTAACAACGTGTACTATGCACGCACACTTCCGTGGGAAGACAAAGGCCCACGTCTCCTAACCAATGAGATGTACCCCGAGTTCCATGAGAAGATCACCTATGCCATCGACCAAGGCAAAGACTTGTGGGATATATTCCTCGGCACCTATGAGTATCAGCGCGATGTGGTTGCACCTCGTGAGTTAGGTGATCTGTACGACCCTCTACAATATCCGTCGTTGACTGACCTACAATCAGAAGGGTTCCGCATGAACCTCGGCTACTCGGGTATCGCAGAGGCGGGTGACTTCCGTAATGACATAGGCGTCGAAGGTCAGAACTACATAAGAAGTCAGATGCAGTCATCCAATGAGGAACGTCTCAAGGGTGCGATGCAGGATCTCTGGACACAACTACACGATCAGATCCAGAAGTTTATCACCAACCTATCTGTGGATGAGGCCACAGGCAAAAAAGGTAAGATCAGCGATGGTATCTTTGACCGCCTCGTTGCTCTGACTGACATGCTACACACATGCAACGTCACGTCTGACCCCCAGATGGATGCCATGCGCCGTAAACTGTCGGTCACTCTGGATACCGTCTCAACAGATGCTATCCGCAACAGCCCCACCGTGCGTGAGAATACACGTAACAAACTAACCGAGGCACTAAACAGCCTCCCATCACTTAACATGTAATCGGGTAGATACCCGAACCAAACTAGGAGAACGACAATGAACAACGCAAGAAACATGTACGCACTGGATATCGAAGAGTGCGCGGAATTGATCAGCATCATCGGCAGTCATCAGACCGTCATCGGTCAGGGTGATATGGGCAGTGGCAAATCAGCGATGCTGCCCATGCTGGCTGAGATGTTACCTACACACAAACCGTATTACTTTGACTGTACAACCAAGGTAGATGCGGGTGACATGGCGCTGCCCAAGTTCAGCAACGTGGATGATAAAGACTTCTTCAACCATGTGACAACTCAGGAGCTAGGCTTCCACGAGAAGGGTCCGATCATACTCATGCTCGACGAGATTGGTAAGAACAAATCAATTCTCAATGCGCTCAACCGCATCATGTACGAGAAGAAGTTCGGCCCATACGAGCTACACCCCGATAGCATTGTGTTCGCTACGACTAACAAGTCAGGCGAGGGTCTGGGTGACATACTGCAGCCGCACCAACGTAACCGCTCGACAATCGTGACAATCAAAAAGACTGAGGCGATCAAGTGGATCGAATGGGGTCTGGACAATGACATTGATCCCGTGTTGCTCGGTTGGGTCAAAGACAATCCACAGGTTGCGCAGACATTCGACGAGGTGCCCGACCCACAGGAAAATCTGATGATCTTCCACCCAAAAGATCCGTCTCGCCAATCGTTCTGGACATGGCGGTCAGGTGAAGCCGCAAGTGACATACTCAAGAAGCGTCACATGATGAGCACGCATATGGTAACTGCTGCACTCATTGGCACCGTGGGTGAACAGGCAGCGATGCAGCTTATGGCCTTTGTGAATGTGGCTAACGACTTACCGTCACTGGAGAGTATCAAGACCGATCCAGTCAATGCCAAAGTGCCCAGCTCCGCCGCAGCAACATGTATGGTTGTGTATCGCACGTTATCTACAATCGAGCGTGATTGGGTTGACGCGTGGATGACATACATGGAGCGGTTAGGTGCCGAGGCTCAAGGTATGTTTGCCAATGGGGTGGTCAACGAGAAGTACAGCAAGCGCCCAGTCGTGATGCAGAACAAGAAGTTCGGTGAATGGGCACGTCTGAACAACTACATGTTCCAAGCGGATAAATCGTGATGCAGAAGTATCAGGTAACCGTGAAGGTGTTGGTAACCGTGGAAGCTATTAACGCTATCGCTGCAAGTGGCATGGGTCTGGATACAGTCTCATGCTCTGCGAAGGGTTGGTACATGGACGTGGATAAGGTGAAATCAATCGGGCAGATGCCCGATCACAAAGAGGAGAGCGAGTAATGC